ATATTAGAAACAGCCTGTCCTATAGTATTTAGTGATGATAAGAATGATAGAATACCATTAACGCCTCTTGCACCACCAGTCACAGTTCCTTGAACAGTACCATCTACTGTTAACTCATCGAATGCAAACGTTACAGGCAACGTCATTGCTTCTGCGGAGTTCTCCCAGGCTACAGTAGTCGATCCTACACTAGTTGGAAAAATGTTACCGAACTTATATGTGTAAAATTTATTCTCTGATGGACCTGAATACTGAATGATTTCCATAGAACATGCATAATCATCTTTATAACCAAACTCAAATGGTAGCAGTGCAGATGGGCTCTCGCTAAAGTACCCACCAGAAACATCGTAGTTTACAATCTCTTGCATCCATCTGTGAAAGAACTTCTGTACACCAAACTCACTATCAACCATAAACACAGTAGGCAATGGTGGATAGTCGAATGTTGTAGGTCTTTGTTCAGCAGGACCAAATCCTTTTGGTTTAAATGGTGTTGCACCTACAGTTATCTCTGGTAGTGTAGCACTACGACAAAAGAATGACAACTCTCTGCTTGGGAAGTTCTCATCTAAGAAACTCAGTTTTGGATTTAATATAATTCTAGCAAAGAATAGGTTTGTCTGTGCAATCCCTCTAGTATTTACTTGAGATGAAAATTCTGATATATTAAATGCCATTAGACTGCTCTCCGTGAATCCGCAAATACTGTAGACTTGCTTGCGCCTTGGAATCTCTCTAATGGTAAGAACAATGCAATGTCCCACTCAGATGGATAGATGTACAAGAAGCGGCTTCTTAATTGTGATGTTAAATAGTGTTTTACGCAAGGCTTAAAGTATCTGAACTTTGATGCGTTGCTAAGAATGTCATAGTTAATACGTAATCTTGTTGACTCATCGTAGCGTGTGTTGCTAGAGACTTCGTATAGAGAGTCCATTAACTGCGCACGTAGTGTCAGTGGTAAGTAGTGAAGGTTGATTCCCATAAACCCACCCTTTACTTTTTTGTAAGGAAAGACTAATGGGAATCTATCGAAGTATGGTAGTGTTGCTTTGTGTTTGGCATCATAATTAAATAGGTACATCTGACCAACCAAAGGTCTTGCTGTAAGACGATCAGTATCGCCACGCATGAGCTTACGCTCATTGACACGTGTATATGTTCGTGCTGTGTCTCTGTACCAAGAACGTGCTTTAGTCTCACGTGCAGGTATTTGTCCAGCACGGACACCTTTAGTCAGAATTTCGTCAAATAGAATTGCCATATATTACTTCATCTTTTCTTCGGCTTCTTGAACGTCTTTAGGATCTACTACGCCCTCTGCCATTAATCTGTTTCTGTTAACCATGTGGTCTTTCTCAACGTCTGCTTTGTTTTGACCGTGATATCTGACTGCATGACCTTCTTCAATCATAATCTCTGTAATCATACGACCGTCGGGTGCAATGAAGTCACCTAGAATACGTCCGAACTTACCCTTCATATCTTCGCCATCTTTTGCGGCAAATGTCTTTAGAGTACAATCTTTTGCTAGTAAGTCTTTAAGTCTGTACTTAGATGCAAGTCCAAATACCTTTTCTACTTTATCACGTGTTCTTGATTCGGGGGTGTCGATACCCATGATACGTACACGCTCATCTTTTAACCAGACGCCAAAGCCTAGATCGATGTCAACGTCTACTGTATCGCCGTCAACTACTTTGGTTAGTTTTGCTCTATATTCGTACATTTATTTTTTCTCCATAAAACAGTTTCGTTGGGCTGTCTTATTAATTGCTTGCTGTGCCCAGTCCAACTCCTGAATTATTCTGTTGTACCATTTAGAGTCGATCTCATTATTATGTGGATTGTCTCGTTCAACGGCAAGTTGTTCCATTCTCATATTGATATAACCAGCAGATGCTTTTGCTTTACTTGCTTCAGACCTTTTTATCTGCTTATCAATGAGGTGCTTTTTAGTCTGTGTTAGACACTCGACACTGTTTCCTTTATAATTCATATCATTTTATCCCTAAGTGACCTTCGTGCATTATTTGAAACTTCCATCCTCGATCTTTGCAGTAATCTTCTGCGGCTTTCCACTTGGCTTGATTGATACCCCAAGTCTTCACCTCATTGATATACTTTCTACTCACATTTCCTTTGCCAGTGCTTTTCTTCGATATATCTGGCGGTATAGTCTGCGCTTTTGGTTTTACCTCTATAAGTATTGTCTCTTTAATCCCATTCTTATTTATCTGTTTCACTAAGAAGTCTGGAAAGTATCTATGCACTCTTCCGTCAATAGGTGAGCGATACGGTACTATCAATTCTTCACTGCCCCATTCTAAAACTTTGGGGTGAGAATCCAGATACCTCATCAGTTTGAATTCCCATCCGCTTCTATAAATAACGTTAGTGGGATCGCCCATATACTTCTGTGGCGCTTTTGGCTTGAACTTGCCTTGATAATACTTAGCCATAATAAACCGATCTTGATCCTACGTATAAATAATAGTTGTAGAACTATTTATAAGGATTTTTTGAATGGCTGAATCACCAGAAACAGTTATGGCGAATAGTCGTAACGCTAACAATATAGTAGGTAGATACGTCTATCCCGCTAAACAGTCGGCACATAATATGGTGTTAGTTTTTAGAGACTATAGCTATAACCCAACGGCTGGCGTTATTGGGCAGAAGGTAAACAAGAACACAGATGCAAGTGTCGTATTACCTATTCCCTCTAACTTACAAGACACGTACTCTGTACAGATCAACCCATTCGAATTAGGTGCGATGGGTGCTTTAGCCGCTGATGCTTTAGCTGGTAAAGGTAGAGGAGCCGCCGCTGATGCCGCTAACCTAGCTGGTGGTGCTTTTAATAATGCAGATGGTGCCGCAAGAGAAGGTAATGTTGAACAAGCAACTGGTGGATTACTATCTACACTAAAAACTGCTAGTGCATTTGTTGGTCGTAACGCATTAGACGATATTGGAATTGGTGGCGTTGCCGCCGCTGTTGATGTCTCTACAGGTACCGCAGTTAATCCACACGTAACACTTCGCTTCGAAGGTGTCAACTTAAAAGCCCATACATTCAATTGGTCTATGTCACCTACTAATGAACGAGAAGCAGAGACATTAAAGAACCTTATTAATTATATTCGTAGCAAGATGTTGCCTGCCTATGATAGACAAGGGACAACTGCTATTTCTCGTGGTCTTCTAAAGTATCCAAGTATTGTAGATATTTTCTTTACTGGTGTTGATCAGGATTACTTCTATTACTTTAAGCCAGCTATGATTAATAGTTTCACAACAGATTATACACCAAACGGTATCACACTGAACAAAGGTGGTAAGCCGTCATTCATCAATATGACAATGCAGTTAACAGAAGCATCAATTCACACCGCTGGTGATGTAAACGTTCAAGGATAAGCAATGCCAAAGTATTTCAGATATTTTCCAGAGATAACTTACAAGGGTAAGCAAGTAAAAGATATAACACGCCGTGTACGCTTCTTAGAAAAAGTAGCGACTGACCCTAGAGTGTTTCTACCATATACAGTCAAAGATGGCGAAAAGGCAGATGAGATTGCGTTTCACTATTACGGTAGTGCGAACTTCACGTGGTTAGTTTACTTAGCGAATAACGTTATCGATCCTTATTATGACTGGCCTATGGGTCAATCAAACATTGATCCGTTTATTGCTGATAAGTATCGTAGTCTTGCTGAAGCAAGCACAGGAACAACACTGAGTGATAGAGGTGTTATCGAATGGACACAGAATGCAAGTATCACAGATAATATCGCATACTATGTTAACGTAGACGATAGTGATATTAAGTTGAGCAAGGACTCATACAACATTGGTTTAGACCCAGACTTTCAATCAAGTGATTGGAATCCACTACGCTATTATGATTTTGAATTTTTAATTAATGAGGATAAGCGTCACATCTTTTTGATTGATAAGGCGTATTCATCCCAGACTGAAACTGAATTGAAGAGTATATTGAATGTCTAGTGAAAAAAGATTAGCGGGAACTTACGAATTAATCTCTTTTAAAATATCTTCTTTTCCAAAAGAAGGTAAAGAAATAGAGATGAAGCCAGTTATTCATACTTGGAATATAACCGAGTCTATGGTAAAGGGTAACATTCGTGGTACTGCTAAGATTTTTGATGCGACTGGTGTGTTCTATAACTTCCCACTCAGAGGTCAAGAAAGATTAAAAATTGTATATAAAGACTTCTTTGACAATGAGCGTGAAGAAGACTTATTTATATACACGATTGAAGACATTGCGCCTGTTGCTAATAATGATGACAGTGTATTAGAATACGTTATTCACTTTTGTTCTTACGGAAAGTTCTGGTCAGACAGATATGATATCAGACGTTGTATTGCAGAAGGCACAGAAGGTAGTAGACGCTACATTAGAGTAGACGAACAAGTACAAGTACTATTCGATGATTACTATAAATCAGAAGACACTGGTACAAAGAAAGATATCACAATCCATGAGACTGATGGTGAGCAAGCAATTGTAATCCCTAATTACAAGCCTGAAGAAGCAATGCATCTATTAGCTAGACGCTCTTACTCTGCTACTTACCCATCTAATATGTATCGCTTCTTTGAGAATAGAGACGGTTATTACTTCATAAACACTGAGCGTTGGATCGAAGAGTATCCAGAAGACCCTGATCTTATGCCCAAGTATATGTACACTCGTTCTATTGTAGATCAAACACCTCAGGGTGAAGCCGATAAGATGAACGTAATGATTAATATGTCATTTGGTGGGTTTGTCAATACATTAGATAGAATGAACAACGGTGGTTACTATCGTAAAGTATCAGAGATTGATTTACAGACAAGAACTATAAACCAATTCTCGTATGATCACAAAGAAGAATTTAAAGATTTCAACTGGCCTGACTTATCAAACGATATTCAATTACGCAATACAGATGATATGATCGAAGAGCATCTAAATAAAGAGTTAGAAACCTTTGTAATAAAAGACTACGCTGAAGAGACTGGCAGTACTCCTTATGGTTTAAGACCTTCACCTTTCTACGGTGAGATATATAATAATAAACTAGCGATGATGAAAGAATATAAAGACAGTAGAATTACTGCTACTATATTCGGTAATAATAATATTGTCGCTGGCACTATTATGGAAATAGATATTCCTATGTTTAAACCTTCGTCTGAAGTTGATAAACGTTTATCTGGTTTTTATATAGTTGAAACAGTTGTTAATGAATTCATTGAAGACACTTTCTATCAGAACTTAACTTTGATTAAAGGTCCAATGTTAGTTGAGCGTAGAGAGAATGCGCAGGGAGATACGTAATGTTTGTTGAAGGTACAAGTTTAAACCCCTTTTGGTTCTTTGGTGTTGTTGTCGATAAAGACGATCCAACTAATAATGGTCGTGTGCGTGTAAGAACTCTGGGTATGCATCCAGAAGACCCTCGTATACCTATCGAATTAAACGATAAAGAAGAATTAGATTACGTTGAAGATCAAGACTTGCCATGGGCATGGGTTATCAATGGAACATTTGGTAAGATGCAGTGTATACCAGATGAAGGCGAATGGGTATTAGGCTTTTATGCTGATGGTAGAGATGCGCAACATCCTATGCTAGTCGGTTCAATCCCAGGCTCTAACACAGATACATTTGGGTTCGGAACTCAACCAGAAGAAGAAGCTTAAGATGTCAGGTAAACTCAGCAAAGATTATATTAACAGTTTTGGTAAACCACCTTTATCGCCATACTTGAGCGGTGAAACACCTACTGATACTGCGGCTGTTGCTCAAAGTGCTTCTGCACAATTGAATAGAGCGATCAAAGGTCCGTTAGACGAAACGTGGGCAGAGCCAGGAACTGTTACACCTTCTCGTAGTATGAACACTGTTGTCTTTCAGTCTAAGACTGGCGGTAACTCAGTTGTAGTAAACGATGAAGGTAGTGGTGAAGGCGGCTATATGCTTATCACACATAACTCTGGATCTGTTGTTCAAATCAATGCTAACGGAACTGTACTGATTAAGTCATTTGGCGACACGCATAATAATACAGAAGGCATTCATTATCAACACAGCAAAGGCGATACTAAAGTCAATGTTGGTGGTTCATGGGATGTACGTGTAGATCGTGGCGCTCACAACTTGTTTGTCAATGGTGATATCAATGTAGAGTGTGAGAACTATAACGTAACTGCACGTGGTAAGATTGTTATGAATGCAGGCGAGTCTATCGAAATGAAAGGCTCACGTTATAGTATGGAAGCGCATACTGATAACCTTGACTTGATTGCAAAGAACATTAAGATTGCTACTACTGAGTCCATGACTATTCTTTCTAAGAAAGACATCTATCTTGCGGCACAAGAACAATTGAGTTTGAAGTCAACGGGTATGACATACATGACTGCAAATTCTGACATTAATGTATTGACAACTGGTGAAGGTAATCTATATATTAAGACAGCAAAGAAAATGACGACCGCAGTTGGTGATGCATATTCATTAGGAGTTGTAGAGACGGCAGACATATCTATAGCGAAAGATACAGCGATTACAGTATCAGGTGGCACACTTGATATGAAGTCAAGCGGTGTTGCTAAACTAGATGGCTCTGAAGTAAGACTAGGCGAAACTACAAGTGCGGCAGAAGTCGATACTGAAGAAGCGGCAGAAGCACCAGAAGGCGCAAAGGCTGTTACAGTAACGCTTAGTGACCCACCTGCAAGACGACCATCTGATGCATCAAACGAAGGTATCAGTGCTGTACAACCTACGCCAGATGGTATTACATCTGATACTATAGATGATTCGGAGTAACTATGACTTGTAAACCAACAACTTTTGCTCAAATATATGCTGATGGTGCTATCAGGTCTGGTAGTTTAAGTGCAGAAGACGGTCTTCTTAACTTTACAGATTTGCTTTTACAACAAGCAAACCCAGCCGCTGGCTTTGATAGAGGCGCATTGCTATCATCTGCTGGTAACTTAACAAGAACTTTACGAAACATCGATATTGGAAATGGTGACTATCCGTTTCTCAATCAAAGATTTCAACAGTCTCCCATTCTATACACAGAAGTTGCAGATTTCTTACAGCAATCTAGTATTGACATTGATGACTTTGATGCAGATATCTTTCAGTTTCAAGAGTTCATAAAAGGTCCTGTCACACTGCCCGTCAGTCCATCAAATACTGCACTGGGTTCAGGTACTACAGGTATCAATAATATATTAAGTCAATTAGAATTCTATTATGCGCAAAACTTAGCTAACAGTATCTCTGCTGGCTTCTGCGGATCGTTTGGTAATGTCTTTGGTAAGATTAATCAACTGATTGCACTCATTCAACTTGGCGAGAGTTTGCTAGATAAATTGAAAAGTTTCGATCTAACATATTTGATCAAACAAATCAAGGAAAAACTTAAACTAGAAATCTTAAAAGAAATGCTCTTAAAGATTGTAGATAAAGTTAAAGATGCTATACTTGGTCAAATTGAAGGTGTTGTAACACAGTTTACTAACTTTGCTAATAACATTCAAAGCAACGTAGAACAAATCGGTCAAGCCATTCAGAAGAAGATGAATGACGTTAAAGCGTTTATGCAAGACTTTACATTAGACAAGTTGAAAGACAAGATCAAAGAGTTTATTGATAAGTCTGTTGCTCAGTTCGAAGACTTGACACCTGATGCTATTGCTCTTTTACTATTCCGCTTTTGTCAATTCAGTGAACTCATTCAAGGCTTTATGAAAAGCCCGCTTGATGGTATCAAAACATTTGTTGCTGGAGTCATTGCGCAAGAAGCTATTCTTAAGAGCATGGGTTTAGAAGAAACATCTAAAGCAGTTCAAGCTGGCGCACCTCGCTTAAACGATACTGCACGTAGAAATGGTAGAAAAGTATTAAGAGACGCAAACAACCGAAAATCAACAGAACGAGATAAGTCTGGACCGCCACCACCTGCGCCAGATCCAGAGTTCTGGGCTACGAATACAGAGATCACATCAAAGCAAAGATCAGCAATTGCTGGTATGAGTGATAGTGGTCTACCCGGCTATGCTACATGGAACAGTGGTGTAATCAATATGCATTCACGTTTTTCTAATGTTACTGATTGTGTAGCAGGCGATGGTTGGAGACAAGTTAGAAATAAAGTATACGCAGGACTAATGCGTATGGGTGATAGACTAGAAACTGAGTTTAATATTAACTCAGCATATAGATCACCTCAATACAATGCTGAGTTAGCTAAAAATACTGGCGGAGTCGCTAAGAACTCTACACACAAGTCAGGACTAGCACTTGACGTAAACATGCGTGGAAAGTCAGACGATGAAGTACGAAACTTTATTCGTGTAGCAAGCCAAGAAGGCTTTGTCGGAATGAAAGTCTACTTCAGTGGTGGAGTTAACTTTATTCATATTGATATGCGAGACGGTGCAAACGTTTCATGGGGCGACAGTGGTAAGTTTCAATCATATATTAACGCACATAAGCGTGGTGACTTTACAAACGGACCTAAAGCTCCGCAAGCACCAACTGAAACACCAAGTCCTCATAGTGACCCGACTTCAGAAAAACCGAGCGGTAACAGAATTCAAGGCGCACCAGTACCAGATGACTTCCCGATAAGTGATAGTGATCTTTCTGCAGGTGATTCGTTTGTTGGTTATTCAACAGATCCAAAAACGGGCAAGTATAATGCGTATACAGTAACAAGACCATTTACAGACAATGATGGATTTACTGGTACTGAAACGGTTAGAATACCCATTGAATAAGTATAAATAAGAGAAAAGCAAGGTAAACGTATGGCACGAATTACACCGATCACAAAGAAGCAGGAATTGTATTCAGATTTTTTCATGAATCTGGATGAAAATCCTGTGTCACAAGACCTTGCGAGAAAGACAAATGAAGAAGCTGTAAAAGCTTCTATTAAAAATTTGTTGCTTACTGATAAGGGCGAAAGACCATATCAGCCTAATCTAGGATGTAATATACGTCAAATGCTATTTGATAATATGACACCCGATACTATCATTCTTATGAAAGAAGTAATCAAAGACACATTAGAGGCTTATGAACCAAGGGCAGACATCATCGGAGTAGACGTAAGATCGTCTGTAGATGATAATCAAGTAAATATTGCTGTTGTATTTAAAGTCATAAATAGTTCAGAACCAGTCACACTGGTGACATCATTAACTAGGGTAAGATAATGGCAGACAATTTACCGTTCACAGAATTAG